CGAATTCCCCATCTAGGAGCCAAGATCTAAGAGCGGTCTTCTTCTTTCCCACAGCAGCAAGGGCGGAATCCATATCAATGCCCTGCTTAAGAAAAGAAATAAACTTTCTTTGATCTTCAATTTGCCGAAGTCTGGTATGGTGTTGATCTCCAGCTTTAGCAGCCATAATAAACCTAATTATCCTAATAATACTATTAGTATTAATAATAGTAATAGTAAGCAACCCCTCCAAAGGGGGTTGCAATTAACTGGCAAGCCATAAGGCAGGCTTGCTAATATAATAACCTACACTATAACTAACCCTGTTACAGACGACTTGTAACGCTCTGTTACCAAATTGTTACCTAATTCACATAGATTGTTATAAACGAAACAAATAAATAATACTAGGGGGAAACAACTAAACATAAATTATTATAGACTCTACAGTACAACACCACTACGCAGTTATAAACCGTGGGTCAAGATCTAAGCTATACAGACCACCCACGGGCTTAGAATTCCTTAGTCTAGAGCAGTACAGATTAGAGCAGAGATAGTCCCCCTACCACTAGACTGACTACCCCTTCCCTATTAAATAAACTATTACATCGTTTTAAATCACTTGTTTGTTTGGTTGACTGTCTGCTTACATACTTCTGCCCCTGTGCTGGCTTTTACTAGGGTTTTTGTTTTTGCATTTTGTTACCCACTGAACCGTTCCGTGGGTTGTTGCCTGTAGGAGGTTAAGATGCATTTCTATCTATATGAAGCCCTAGTCGGCTTAAGTCGCGTATCGTTCGCGAGTGAGAAGCAAGCACGCTGGAACGCAATCCAGCAGAAGGAAGCCAACCCAGAGTTAGGCTTTGTAACCGTTGTCTCGTTCGACCGCCAGTTGACCGAAGACGAGCGCGTAGCGTACGAACCAGAAGTCGTGAGTGCCTGGTAGCAATCGCATCGAGCGGGTCGGGGCGGGTAACCGCCTCGGCTCGCTCTTTTAGGTAATCGTTCGTAGCAAGACATCAGCCTACTAAGTAGATAACAAGCGACGGAAGGGTCAAGACAGTCTTGATTACGCTTGGAGGGTGGAAGGCAACAACGCCTATGACCCTCTCTTCCAACTATAAAAAGCTCTAGAAAGGAGCAAAGCAATGCTAGAAACAATCAATGGGTTCGACTTATTACTTATAATTATTATTACTCTAGCTGGCTTTAAGATATACAATCTCAATCGAGAGTGTGAGTCTTATGTAAGTCAGATCATGCAAGTCTCTTGGGAATTACAACAAGAGATACAAGCTCACAAGAATACCATCAAGAACGCAGATAAATGTATTTACTGTGTAGGTATCGAAGACTTTATAACAGGTGACGAGTGCATCTGTCCACCATTCTAGATGCTTTGGTGACGACCACCTGCTCCGCGGGGTGGTCGTTGCTATGGTTTCTAGACGGAAGCCAGCCAGTCACAGAACAAGGAGTAAACAATGACTGATGCAGTGTATGATGACGACGAGAAGTTAGCTAATATTCTCGACGTGCTAAAAGCAAGTGAACTATTTGGTATGGTAGTTTCTATCCAATCTAGACTAGATCAAGACGAAGTAGAAGCAATTGAAGATAACTGGGTAGATGTCCAAGCTAAGTATGGACATGATACTACTGACTATGTATTTGGTGACGTTGTACTTAATGGTATAGATGGATGGACAATAACACCAGCCGCATCGACTATCTCTCTAGAGACAGAGCCAGTATCAGGTCACGACTGGGTATCTTCAGTAACTAACACTGGTCGTAAAGTGTATGTAGTAAGTGGAGTTAAAGCAGCATGCGGTCTAAAGGAAGCTGACTGTATGGATAGTAAATGCAATCACATTCCACTCATTGAACTAGAAGATGAGATCCGCTATGAATTCAAGCAGGATTGGAACTCTATAGCTGATCGACCATCAGAGAATTTCTTTATGGGATTACCAGGTCTGAGGTACATAGAAAGTGATCAGACTTATTACACTCGCCTTAATTCAGTATGTTCTAATTGTTTTATCTATACACCAACACGACTAGAGACCTGTCAGAATTGCGACAAGATACTAGTAGCAGTATGAAATCGCCACGCCCCTGCTTCGCGGGGGGCGTTGGCTCTCCAAAGGTAAAGGATAACGGATGAATAACTCACTAACAGTGACAGGTAAGTTGAAGAACATCAAGGAGTTCGATCAGTACGGCTTGATGATAGTAGGTCAGCTAACTCAAAAAGTTGGCAATGAACGAGCTAAGTTCACCATTCCAGTAGCTTGCTTTGATGAAAGCATCGCAGCAACACTACGAGGATTGCGTGAAATGCAAGACGGTCAAGGCTTTACACCAGTAGTAAATATCGTAGGTGAATTAGATACCAAATTCGATACACGATTCGGAGTAGAGAATACAGATCGTCGTGCGCCTTTAACTCGCATACTTATCAAGTCAGTAGAACTAGCAGATATCTAAATACAAATAAGGGAAGAGTCAGAGTAGAAATTACTCTGGCTCTTTCTTTATGTGAGATTGTAAGGAGACAAGTGATTACTAAGTTTGTAAATACAACAGAACATACTAAGTGTAATCATGTTTATAGTCCAGAGTGTGACAGTTGTGGAGAAGACAACACATACAGATGGATTGTCTGTGCAAGATATAAGAAAGATTGTCCTGACTTCGCATGTATTAAATGCGGAGAAATAGAAACACTAACAGAAAAGGAAAGCAAGTGAGCACAACACAAGAGATCGACCTTGGCGCATTAACGCCAGAACATCTAAAGAATGTTCAAGAAGTATACAAGATCATGGCATTCTTACTAGATGAAGATGCTAACTATGATGCACTAACAGTAGAACAAAGCGAACTAATCAACACAGCTTGCACCAACATCAAGGTTCGTGACGGTGTACTTAAATACTTTGCTGATGCACCATTCGATGTACGAGTAGACATTATGAAATCATTTACAATCATTAGCCAAGTAATGGTTGACAGAACAGATGATGATGGATGCAACTGTGATGCAGAAGTAATTGGTAACACATCAATGTTACTTGCAGCATTCTTATTGTGCCATGCAGGTATGCTAGAAGACTTTGATGAAGATCGTGACCTTGATTACGAACTGAAGTTAGTAGATGATTTACTACATGAAGCAGAGACACTAGGTTGCCAAGCTAGTCTATTAAAGCTATTGAAACTAGCACGTAATCATAACGTACCACCAGCTATCTTCTATCAATCATTAGTAGCAGTGTCATTCCATAAAGTAACAGATCCAGTCGGGCATCTGAATGGGTAAAAGAATACACGTAATTACAAAAGGTCCTAAAGAAATAAAGCGAGAAAAAAAGCAAGCTCTTAAATTAAGGCAGACAAAATGATTAAAACAAGCAGTGGTACGCAGTACTACACACAGCAAGAAGTAACTAACAAGATCAATGAAGTAATGGAAGATGGCTACAAAATTACCAATGCTATCTATGAGAAAGCAAAAGATATGAATTGGTGTAGTGAGTATGATGACTGGGCTGAAGATACCAACAGAGATCTTAAGTTCTTTGAGATCCCACTTATGCGTAGAGAATATGCAGTTACATACACCATTGAACGTATGCAAAGAGCAACAGTAACAGTACAAGTAACAGCACGTAATGATGATGACGCAGAAGATCAAGCAGATGAAGCATACAGTACAGAAGAGTTAGTTGAAAAGATAGATGAAGATGATTGGGATACCAAACACGAAGAGATTATTAGCCAAGAAACACAGGAGATTTAATGAGCATCAAAGACGAGCCGTGGTTTAGCGACCCGTTTAAATGGTACGAAGACCAAGGACATCCAGAGATTGTAGGTATACAAGTAACAGATAAGGTAGCTCTTGATTTTCTTCAAGCACTATACCAAATCTATAAGTTACTTGAACGCAATGATAGAACAAAAGCCATGGAAGATGCCAAGCAATTAGCAATATTGCTACTAGCTGGAGCATTTGACTATGCTGAAGAAGCAATAGATGAATTAATTACAAAAGAAATGACAGAAGTAGATCTCGATGCTGCATTCGCAGAGATGATAGAGGAACAAAATGACTAGACGTAATCCATACACAGTAATTGGAACGCATTGTGAGTACGAAGTTAATACAGCACATGACCTAATGGTACAGGCTGGACTTGACTGGAAAGTTACATTAGAAAATGTATTTATTAATGAGACTGATCCGATTGAAGTACCAGATAGATACGCAACAGTTAAGTGGACCAATACAGGATGGACTGATACAGATCCTACACCACTAGCAGTAGTAGGTTCACGCTATAAAGTATTACAGAATAGCGAGATCTTTTCATGCCTTGACGACATCGTTCAGAATAGTGATGCACGTTATGGTGCAGCAGGTGAACTCAAAGGTGGCAACATAGTATGGGCAACCATTGAACTACCAGCTAACATTACAGTTGGCGATGATCCACATAATGCATATGTAATTGCACGTACATCACACGATGGTAGTATGCCATTCCAAATGACACCAGTTGTCAATCGTCTAAGCTGCACTAATCAAATCAATGCAGCCATGATGAGTGGTAAAGCTAAAGGTATTTACTACCGTGTTAAGCATAGTCCTAATAGCAGTATCAATGCAGATGATATTAGAAAAGCATTTAGAATTATGAATGAAGATGTTCAGAAGTATGCAACAGTATCATCATACTTACGTTCAATTGAATTTAGTAACGAAGAGTTCAAGAACTTTATCAAGCGAGTGTATGCACTACCTAGCAAGATTGAGTTCTCACCATATGAGATGCTTAGTGCAGGTGAACGTACAAGTAAGACAAGAGTAGAACGAAATAGACTTAATGCATGGAACGTATGGATCGGTGAAACCGACACGCAACATAACATTAAGAACACCAAGTTCGGTGCATTCCAAGCTATCGTGGAAGCAACCGATCATTTTAGTAAAGACTATTCAAAGCAAGCAAGCAAAATGATTCTCGGCACAGACATAGCCGTGAAGTCACGCGCACTACAACTATTAGGAGTTAACAATGGGTCTTGATATGTACCTAAATGTAAGTGAAAGAATTAGTAGCCATGATTTTAATAGAGTTAATAACGTAGTAAGTTATACCGAAAGCCCTAGATATACTGATGTTATTGAAGCAGCAGGTATTAAAGTAAAAGATAACATGGCATCATCAGTATCAGTAGAGTGGACTGCTATCTATTGGCGTAAAGCTAATCAGATTCATGGATGGTTTGTAAATAAATTAGCTGATGGAGTTGATGAGTGCCAATGCATACGAGTAACTAGAGATAATCTAGTTGACTTACATCATATCTGTGGTCAGTTAATTGATACACGATCAACAGAGTTAGCTAATGAATTGCTGCCACCAACACCAGGATTTTTCTTTGGTGGATATGAGATTGATGAGTACTACTGGCAAGACATTGAAGAAACACACAAGCAACTGACTGAGTTACTTGATGAGATCACAGAAGAAAACAAATGGAACTATGAGATTGAGTACCAAGCATCATGGTAGAGTTAGCAGAAGATCACTTTGCTATTGATGGATACAGAGCTGATGTATTAATAAGTCCAGATACATTAGTTTATTTACAAAAAATTAATGAAGTAGTAATGGAAGGTGAATGCATGTGGTTTAAAAGTTTAACTACATGTAGGTACGATCCACACACGGGAGATGTGTTTGATGTTTCAGATCAACAGCAATGAGTCAGCAGCATGTGATGGCATGGATACAGAGTTCTTCTTTCCAGTAAGCGATGAAGATCTAGACAATCCATTTGGTAGAGATAATGTTTATCCACAGCTAAGAAAAATCTGTGGAGAATGTGATGTCCTTGATAAGTGCAGAGACTGGGCTATCAAACACGAAGAGTGGGGGTTCTGGGGTGGAATGTCCGTCTATGAACGCCGTCAATGGAGAAAGAAATACAATATTAAAATTGAGCAGCCTTGGACCTCAGGCTTTTTGAAAGGAATAAAGTAATGGAATGCTGTAACATGGACATAGAAGAACTATACAAGCAGGAAGATGAAGATGTCTGCGAGTCATGCTATGATCGTATTGAAGCACACATTGAAGACATGATGCTTAGTAGAGCTAAAGAAGATTTCTATGACAGGAATAAAAAATACTATGATTAAAATAAATGGATACGAACTACCAGCACATGTATCTTATTCAGCACTAACAACTTACCTTGACTGTGGCTGGAAGTATTATCTTACACGAGTGGAAAAGTTAATTGAACAACCAACCTGGTATTTAGCAGGTGGTAGTGCAGTACACACAGCGACCGAGATGTATGATAAAGAACTATTTGAAACAGAAGGTAAGTAATGAACAAGTATTGGGAAGCAGCATGGGCTGCTCAACAAGAAGAACAACTAACAAAAACAGGTGTTGATCAGGCACAATGGAAAGCATCTGGTCGTGCAACTAAAGCTAATCCCAATAAAGAAGATGGTGATTGGTGGAATGAAAATGGTTCAGCAATGGTTGACTCATGGATTACATGGCGTAATGGTACGCATCCACTAACTATGTGGGAAGTACAACCTGGAGTACCAGCAATTGAACTAGCACTTACACCTATCTGGAATGACATACCAGTGCAAATGCACATTGATAGAGTAATGGTTAATCCTGATGGTGAACTGATAGTATTAGATATTAAAACTGGAGTACGTACACCAACATCAGATTTACAATTAGCTTTCTATGCTGCAGGTATGGAAGAAATGTTAGGCATTCGTCCGCGCTATGGTGCATACTGGATGGCTAGAACTGGTCAGACAAGTGAACTAATTGACCTAGATTATTTTAATAAAGATGATATCATTGAGATCGTAAGCAAGTTTGATCAAGCTCGTAAAGCAGAGCTGTTCATTCCTAATCTCAATCACTGTATAATGTGTAATGTAAAAGAACAATGCAAGTACAAAAGAAAAGGATAAAAGAAAACACTATGGAAAGTAACTACGTAGTAAACGTAAAGACAAAAGTAGGTACTATCATTACTGTTCGCGGTAACGATGCTACCGAGTTTGAAACTAATATCAATGCACTAATTGGTAATGGACTTAACAACAGTATTGCTGCAATGGAAGAGTTGTTTCTTGGAACGCAACCCAGTCAGCCCAGTAACACAGGAGTCAATACAGTGGTTGCTGCGCTAGGTGGCACAGTCATTAGTGAAACACCTATTGGAGTAGTACCAGTTGCTGGCTTCGCACCAGTTGCACCACCATCAGTAGTAGGAGTCGCAGCAGGCACAGCCAGCAGGTCTTGTATTCACGGTAGTATGACTAAGCGTGAAGGCGTAGGTCCTTACGGTCCTTACAAGGCATTCATGTGTCCAACACCAAAGGGTACACCAGATCAGTGTAAAGCTATTTATCTAAAAGCAAACGACCCAGACTACGCTACGTTCTAGTCGCATAGGTTTGAGGGGACAGTGTAGTGGGGAAGGCTACCTGTCCCTTCAATTAATTATTGGGAGATAAATGAAAACATTAAGTAGAGCAGTAGGTCGTCCTGACATTGGTGGTGAGCCAATGCCTACAGTATTCAGGACATTCGATGCAAACCAAATTGTATTAAGACGAGCAGAAGTAAGTATGATTGCTGGCACACCAGGTGCTGGTAAATCTACACTTGCTTTAGCTTTAGCATTACGTATGCAAGCACCAACGCTGTACTTATCAGCAGATACTAATGCACATACTATGGCTATGCGTTTGTATTCCATGATCACAGGAGTAAGTCAAAGTGAAGCAGAAAAAATCATATCGGAAGACCCAATCAATTCTAGGAATAATCTTGCTCTTGCCAGCCATATTTATTGGAGCTTTGATTCTGCCCCTAGTCTTAGTGATATCGACGACGAGGTTACCGCGATTGAAGAGTTACTTGGAGAAGCACCTGCCCTAATTGTTATTGATAACCTTATGGATATCAGTATGGATGGCGGAGAAGAATTCAGTAACATGAGATCAGCACTTAAAGAACTTAAGTACTTAGCGAGAGATACCAACGCCGCTATCTTAGTATTACACCATACTCAAGAAGGCTATGTCGGAGAGCCATGTCAACCAAGATCATCCTTGCAAGGCAAGGTAGCACAGTTACCTGCGCTTATCCTTACCGTTGGACAGAGCAATGGATTGCTAGGTGTAGCTGCAGTTAAGAATAGATATGGTAGAGCAGACCAGTCTGGTAAGACACCAGTATGGTTACAATTTAATCCAGAGTATATGTTTATAGCTGACATGGAAGAAGCAAGATGAGACCAAAAGAATCATTAAGTTTATTAGCAGCATATGCTGAAATAAATGTTGCAATAGAAAACTTAATAGAAGTATATAACAAAGTAAACTATATAGGTGGTGAAGATATGGAACGTATTAACTGGGATACTAATAACAAGCCAGAATATGATGACGACGATGAGTAAATTCGGTTGGTGTCTTGGTCACGACACAGAACAACAGCATGAAGAATGCCCCGAAGAATTTACTAACAACATACAAAACTATACATTGAAATGTGATTGTGAATGCCATGAGCAAAAGTAAACAAAAAGGTACAGCTGCTGAGACAGCAGTAGTTAACTGGCTACTAAGTAAAGGACGCAAGCATGTCGAACGACGATCTCTTAACGGAGTCAATGATCGAGGTGACATTGCAGGTGTGCCTGGAGTTGTACTCGAAGTAAAAAACTGTGCAAAAATGGAACTATCTGCTTGGTTAAAAGAACTAGAAGTCGAGATGATTAACGATAAAGCAGATACAGGTGTAGTGATTCATAAGAAAAAAGGAACCCAAGATGTTGGGTTATGGTACGCAACCATGCCAGTAAGTGTATGGTTTAAACTAATAGAGGAAGCAGGATATTAAAATGGAAGTAACATCATACGGAAGAATAAAAATAATTAACTTTAAAAGATTTAATCTTCATATTGAAAGAGATATGACTGAAGTATCAATTGGAGTTTATGCACACATTGTAAGATATGACTCAGCATGGATTGGAATTAAGATTCCATTCTTTACATTTGAGTTTAGTTGGGATATGTTTGATGAAGAAAAAGCACCAAGATACGTACTAAATATTCCAGATGAGTTAAAGGAAGCATTGCAAGAAATGGAACTACAAAAATTACTAAAAGAAAATAAGCTGTAATGGATGTACCATCTATTGCTGCAATCATAGAGCATTATGGTGGCAGACTTAAAAGAGACTATGGCAGTTGGCAAAAAATTAAGTGTCCATTCCATAGCGATAATCATGCATCAGCTGGTGTATCTGTAACAGAAAATATTTTTGTATGTCATGGTTGTGGAGTAAAAGGAAATGCATTTAATGTAATCAAACTACATGAAGGAGTTAAGTACGGTGAAGCTATCAAGATCGCAGAAGGTATTACTGGAGAAAGCTACCAGTCATTACGAGGAGTACCTGCCCTTGGCAGAAGAGTATCTAGCACAGCGAGGAATAAGTCTAGAAACAGCACAAAGGATTCGATTAGGAGTCGTCGTTGATCCACTTGCTGGTCAAGAACAATTTATAAATAGATTAGCTATACCGTATTTGACACCAACTGGTGTAGTAGATATAAGATTTAGATCAATGGGACCAGAAGAACCTAAGTACATGGGTATGCCAGGAACTTCAACCAGACTATACAATGTAAATGCCCTGCATACAGCAGGTAATTTTATCGCAGTATGCGAAGGAGAAATAGATGCTATCACTCTTAGTTATTCTTGCAACATTCCTGCTGTGGGTGTTCCTGGAGCTAATGCTTGGAAACGGCACTACGGACGCTTACTGGCAGACTTTGAAACTATCTATGTTTTTGCTGATGGTGATCAGCCTGGCTCTGATTTTGCAAAAAGTCTAAGTAAAGAGTTTAATAGTGTTATTATTATGCAAATGCCAGATGGAGAGGACGTTAACTCAATGTTCTTACGTAATGGATCAGCTTACTTCACAGAAAAGATTGCAGCATGACAACTAAAGAATACCAAAGAAGTGACTTATGGGAATTAGAAGAGTATGAAAAAAGAGTAAAGGAATATAACAATGCAAGACTTCACCGAACAAGAAATAAACCACATCTTCCAAGCACTAATCAACATGGGACTTCAAGTAACGGACGTGAAGTACTCGAACGGATTGACGCTTACATTAAAACGACCAGTACTAAAATGAAACGACCACTAGATTTTGAAGCTGCAATTATAGCTCGCAAAGCTATTGACTTAATGGTTAAAAAGCATAACGATTACGGACCAAGTAATATTTCAGATGCACCAGGTGGTGCGTTGAATGGACTAAGTGTAAGACTGCACGACAAAGTAGCAAGACTAAACAATCTATTATCAAATGAAAAAGAACCAGAAAACGAAAGTATCCAAGATACATTTATTGATATTCTCAACTATGCCATCATTGCTTTATTAGTAATAGATGGTAAATGGGACTCTACTAAGTAGGTAAATATGAAAACAGTTATAGTGATTCCAGATATGCAAGTTCCTTACCATGATCCACGAGCAGTACGCGCAGTGCAAAACTTTGTAGGTGACTATCAACCAGATGAACTATACTGTGTTGGTGACGAAGCAGATAGTCCTGAACCATCAAGATGGAACAAAGGATTAGCTGGTGAGTTTGAAGGTACACTTCAGAGTGGACTAGATCGTACTGCTGCAATTATGAAAGAGTTTAAAAACAAACTAGGCGATAAGCCTTTCCATACCATGAGGAGCAACCACGGTGACCGAGTTGAGAACTATGTCAAAAGATATGCACCAGCCCTGGCAAGTCTGCGGGAATTGGAATACTCCAAGCTTTTACATTACAGCGAAAACGAAATTACCTATCACGATAAACTATGGGAGTTTGCGCCAGGATGGGTACTGGCACATGGAGATGAAGGCAACATCTCAAGGCAAGCTGGTGGGACAGCTCTGGCTCTTGCTCGCAAAATTGGGTCTTCAGTTGTCTGTGGGCATACACATAGAGCGGGAATTCAACATGAGCACCAAGGTTACAACGGCAAAATTCAAAGTCGTCTCTACGGAGTTGAAGTCGGACACCTTATGGATCTTAGCCAAGCGTCTTATCTAAATACTGGTAGTGCTAACTGGCAACAAGCATTTACTATTCTTTATATTCGTAGAGGTAACGTAACTCCTGTTGTTGTACCTATCAACGGACGATCATTCGTAGTTGAGGGTAAGACTTATGAGTTCTAATGGAGTTGTCTATGAGATGTACCATTCAATGGTTAAGCAAGTTAGTTCAGAATTTAAACGCAAGTATGCAATGGTTGAGCGTGAAGATATTGAACAAGAACTATGGCTATGGTTTGCTGAACATCCAAACAAAGTAGAAGAGTGGTTGTCTTTACCTGATCAAAAAGATAGAGATAAACTATTTGCTAGATCATTACGTAACTCTGCTCTTGACTATTGCATTAAAGAGAAAGCACATAAAGCTGGTTACAGTGCAGAAGATAACTTCTGGTATAACAAACAGTTTATTAAGCTTATGATTCCAGCAGTTCTTAGTGACGACTGGACTAAGTTTAATAACACACTAAGTAACATGGGTCGTACTAGTAAAGCACTAGCAGAGTCAGGTGACTTCATGGCATTTAGTTCTGATGTTAAGGTTGCTTTTGATAAACTAAATGAGAGAGAGAAATCATTAGTTCATTTATTTTATGGTGAGCAAATAGATGGTGCTGAACTAAGAGATCGCATGGATGCTGACAAATCACAGAAAGCAGTGATGATGGAAGCTAACAGAGCGGTTAACAAGATGGTCAAGATACTAGGTGGTAACCCACCATTTAAAGATGAGGATTATATTAACCATGAGTAAAGAAAAAGAATTAGATAAGTGTGCTGAAGCTGTAAAGAAAGCTAGAAATGTAAATGTATTTATAGCTTTTTTAGAAGCTTTTAAATCAGCAGAAGAAGAACATATTAGAAGTGCTTTAAACCCTGAAGATTCTAAAGACTTTAATTTACGTCAAGCAAACCTATGTGCAGAAGCTTATGCTGCTGCGGACTTAATGCATAAGATGGTATCAAAAAAGGACTAAACTTGTACAAGTTTTTGTACATAAAAATAACCCCTCCTAGAGTGGTATGTACTAAGTAGTACTTTACCTACCCTAAGAGGGGTTACGTGGCTCTACGTGGCTGTGAGAGCCTCTAATTAGCCTTTACTTGCCGACCGTCCAGTGTTATTGGAGCAGTACCATCATGGTCTATATACAAACCAACTGGCATCTTACCACCTGAAATAAACCCATGAGCTAGGGTTACCCAGATAGTCTTACCTGCCATCCCTGGATGGACAGGATAAGAGAAATGACCAGTGTAGTCAGCCTGTGGTGTACCTGGATAGCGACACCACCGAAAGCGAATAATGCTAGGTAGTCCACCACCAGGTAGTTCTATCTGAACGGTAGTCTCCCACATTAAACGCTTAGTGCGTGTAGATCCCTTCCAAGATATCTTCTTGTTAATCCGAACAGGAATAGCCTTACCTGAAATAATAGATTGTTTATCTTTATTTGATTCTACTTTAGCAATCATGCCTTTAACCACTTATCTGGATTAACGTGCTTAGTTGGATTCCAAAGACGAGTAGATAAAATTTGAAAGTGAAGATGCGGAGCTGTGGAATTACCTGTGCTACCTGCGTAACCAAGCAACTGTCCTTTCTTAACTTTCTTACCTACTGGTACTTTAACTTTAGATAGATGACAGTAACCTGCCCATAGTCCAGCAGATCCATCTTTAAACTTATCGTTGTCTACAATAATATGAATACCAAAGCTACGACCCCAACCTTTTAAAAACTTATGAGTGCCTGAGTGTACTACTACGCCACTAACTGCAGCATAAACTGGTGTACCTTCAGAAGCTTTACCATCAATACCTTTATGTACGCTACCGTTTTTGTACTTGGCACCGTACCTAAATGTAGTCTTCCATTCTTTAAGTGGATACATTAATCTAGATCTCCATGGTTTCCATAACGCAAATCATCTGGGTTAATCCAGTTAATAATAACTGGCAAAGCAGCAGTAACAGCAATAGCAGCAGCAGGGTGCAAGCTAAGTACATCTGGATTTGCTAAGAACCAACCTAAACTGGCAGCTAAGCCAACCTTTAATGCTGATGCAAGCGGGCTATTAGCCAGCCAAGTATAAAAATTTCTCACGCTAATCTCCTAATTAGTACTAGCAATAAACCACCGTAGCCATTGCTATCTTTATCTGGTGAAGACTCGTTAATAAAACGAACCTCTTCTATAATACCTTGAAAGTTCTCATCAGTTCTATAGTCTTTAACTGTAATAAAATTACCAAGACCTTCAAGTTCTTCTAATTTTTTAATAACATCAAATGCTCTACCAATGTAACCAAACTGTGAATTAAACCTATCCATTTCAATGTCATAACAAGATAATGGATATTGATAAAGTCTCTGACGAACAACACCTGGAATAGATTTAACTTGATAAGATTGCATAACTGGATAGTTAGTAAGTGGATTGCTATTATTTAATACAAACTTTAATGCTATAAATTCTTGGCTTCCTTTAGGTTGCCCAAGCGTTACGTTTTGCCCCATTGAGATAGAGTCAAGTGTAATAATGTCATACTCATTACCAGCATTGTCAATTGTTTTAACAGATACTGAATCTCCAGCTGGAATCAAACCACGAGTTTGAAGATACTTAAAAAACTTAGGTTCAACTGTACCGTAACGTATCTTGCCTGTTTGTAAATAACCAGATGAACGATAGTTTGTAGTGTGCTCAGCTTTCAACTTACCAGACACATTATTTTCTTCAATAACCATAATCATGCGATCTTCTAGGTTATAAACTTCAGTACACTGAGAACTATTACCATTAAGATTTGATTGATACTCAAGATCATATGCATAAGCAAATGTTCCATCATCAAATTGCTGTGATAAATCTATACGAATTAAAATACCATTTGTATTTCCACCACTAACAACTGTAGTAGCTGCATAAAGATAACTACCACGCTCGGAAAACCCATTGATTGCATAACTGCTTTCAATGAGAAGCGGACCCATTACCAAGTTATCATTGCCATCAATTGTACAAATTCTTACACCCTTGCTTGTTCCAACTGCAAGATATCCAAGATAGTAATGAATTGCTTTAACTGTTTCACCATCAGGCAAAGATAAAACCATTGTTGCGCCAGCCATGTCTGGCAAGTTAGTAGTATCGTCAAATAAAACTTTCCAAATTTCACCATTGTTGCCACCATTACCAGAAAGATAGATAGCACTTGGAGATCCAGCAGAATCATTCCAAACAAACAATGGATTAAGATGCAATTTAACATTATTTCCAGTTGGAAGACTGTCAGTTCCACCACTATGGTTGTGAGAAGAAGTTGTTCTTGTTCCTCTTGCCACTAATGAAGTACTAGTACTGGTCATGTTATAGACACCATTGTCTAATCCGAAAAGTACAGACCCTTTAACATATTTAATAAATACGTTTGTTTTATCACTATTACTAAAATTAAAAGCTACTTCATCAGAAGACAATGTTTCAATTAAACCAGTATGAATAGCTCTAGAACATGCAGCATAGTAGTTTGAACCATCAGTTGTAACAGAAAGAAAATCATAATTACTTCCATTATGACCTTCTGGATATGTTGAACCGTTATAATAATCTTCAGCAGTAGCTGTTGAGTTTCCATTTAAAGTTATTCTTTTTAGATAACCATCATCATCACCAGATATTAAAACTTCTTTATTGTTGGTAACATCATAACCAGTTGCTGCATTAATTTTGTTACCATTAGCACTTTCATATATAGCAGTAACGGCTTTAAGTAAACGAAGCTCACCAACTGTCCATATATCTACACCGCGAGAATCATAAAATCTATGACTTACATGTTCATAGTCTGTACCTGGTTCGTAGAACTCAATACCCGCACCGTTATGCCACGATGTTTGTGAGCGTACCCACCAACCAGTAAGTGACTGCTCACCTGGCTCAGGACTGTTATCAAACTGATCCTTTTTATAAGGTGCAGTTTCACGACGATAAGGATTTTGATTATCAATCTTTAAAATAAATGGAATGTCTGCAAGAGATACATCATAGCCAACATCGGTTAATTGAAAGCTTGAACCTTGAGATTGATATGAAAGATCATACTGAAAGTCTTCGGTAATGTCTTTTGCCATTAACTATTCCTTAGTGCTTGATTAAGTAATTTAATACAATGTATGGGGAAAGATTTGATGTTGATCCAGTATTAGATACAGTATGTGCATGTTCTACAGAAACAGGTCCAGATGTAAATGAAGCAATGTTAACATCGTGATCATGACTATTTGAAGATGTTGCAGAAGTAATTGGAGATACATACGTAGGGCTAAGTGTAGCAAGAGCACCACTACCAGTAGCGTCTGCTTCTGTTGTATCAAATGCAGTATCAGCAGCACCACCTGCAGCAGATGTTGCGTTAAACAAACCACTGGCAGATGTTGCAGTAATATTATCTGGATTAAAGGTGTGATTATGTGTATCAGTACTAGTTGAAACAGAGTGAGTGTGATTAGGTCCAGGAACAACAGAAGTGCTTCCATAGGCAGCAGTGCCAGTATACGACGGGTCACTAGTAGTATCTGTGTGACTATGTGAATCAGAACTTGTAGTACCTTCACCAATAGATACTGCAACAGTGTGATCATGACTTGTTAAAGCATGATCATGGCTATGGCTATGTGAATTAATAGCGTGAGTATGAGACGGAGCAGTATGAGTATGATCAACAGATGTTGTAGCGGTTAATGGAGGATCAATAGCATGTGTATGTGCACCTGCTGTTCCAGTATTTGAATTAGTGTGAGTGTGTGCTTTAGCACCACCAGTTTCACCTAGCGTATCAAACTCTGTTTGAGCAGCATCTAATCCAACTGGTATTCTTCCTTTAAGATTAGGAACACCAAATGTAGTTGAACCATCACCAGAGCCATAGGTAGTTCCAATAGCTGCAAACAAACCAGCATATGTAGTTCTTGAAACATTAGAACCATCACACAATAACCAACCACTTACAGTTGCAGATAGTGCTGTGCTAATAACAGTTCCAACAGGAACAAGTCCTGGACCACTAGTAGGTAATGTTAAAGTTCCAGTAAAAGTTGGACTCGATAAAGTTTTGTTAGTTAAAGTTTCAGTTCCAGCAAGAGTTGCAAAGTTACCATCATTTAATGCCGTATTAAATTCAGCAGTGCTACCACTAATTGTATTGCTGGTTAGAGAAATTGTTTTGTTTGTAAGAGTCTGTGATTTAGCGGTACCTACTACGCTACCTTCTCCACTTCCAATACCATGCACAGTCTTAATAATATTTGCAGTTGTAATAGATGGATCTTGACCATTATTTTTAATTTCATAAGATGAACTTGCTTCTATATGACTTTGTGGTTCACGCAAATCACGTGGAGTAATCATATGTTTTACAACTGCACCAGGATCGTGAGCAATTGCAGTAGTAGTATCTTGTCCTCTAACTACAGTTAAAGTAGTTCCACCTGCAGATTCAACAACAGTAACAATTTCTTCAGACGGCGCATCAGCATCAATAACAAGAGTATATGGATAGGCTGAAGGTAGAGTTGAAATAGTATTAAGAGTAATAGCGGTTTCAGTACTATTAATACTAGTGCTTAAAGTTTTGCCTTCAGCTGTTGAGCTATAATTACGGGCTGTCATTGTTTACCTTATCTAGTGAAGTGGATTCTAGTTGGATTACGATCAGTTAACTTACGACTTTCTTCAGCAAGTCGCTTGTCATATAGTGCAAGAAGATATTTAGATGCATTAGTACCAGCACCATAGGCACGACCAGCAATCTGTGACTGTTGATCTGCTTCAGCAGAACCAAAGGTAAGACGACCTGGATCAATAAATGCTGACAAACGTGCAGAAGCACCAAGTACAATTACATCTTTACAAGATGCTGGTAAACCAGTAACAATTTCAAAGTCATCATCATTGCTATCCATTACCGCTGGAGCAGCAGTGTAAGATATTTGTACGGTTCTTCCAGGCTCAACACCAGAATAGAGACTAATAGAATTCCTAGAATCAAAAGCGTCAGTGTTAGCCATAGAATCAACACGCCAACTACGAATAGGAAGCCATTCTTTAGATGGACCAGTAGTTTCATAAGCCACTCCTAGTACAGTTTCTGCTTCATTTGGAAGAGGATAAGTAGTTTTAGCTGGTGAATAAGAAAACGTATGTGTTGCAGTAGCATAAAGATCTGGGAATACTGCTTCAATAGTTTCATTAATTGCTGATTTAATATCTATACTTGGAAATGTAGGAGAGATAATTACACGTGCACCAGCTGCGTGACTTGCAGCAGATGTTCCATTGTATCCACGACCATACGGAGGAATACTTAATGTACCAGTTGATCTATCGTATGCATCTACATAAATAAGTTCATCATCAACCTGAATAACACCAGTAGAAAGATTACTTGCAGAAGAAACAACAAGAGTTGTGACTGTTGAATTAATCGCAGACACCAGATGTGTCTGACGATCTTGACGCAGTGTAAAACCTGCTAATTTACGTGCTACCTCATCAGTCATTTGACCAAATGTTGCCATTATTTACCTTCCAACTTTTCAATATAATCTGCAAACTTTTTAGCTTCTTGAGCAATTCTGCTTCTAGCTTCTGTATCTGCTGCTGGAGTATCCGACCATTGCTTTCTAAGTCTTTCTACTTCAGCTCTTGCCTTAGCAATCTTTCCTTGCCTTGTAAGCTTTGTAGTTTCTCCACCTCTACCAGGAACAGCTGGCTTAATTTCTACTGGAGAAGTTACATACTCTTGACCCTTAGGATTATACTTTTGTGATCGTGCTGCAAGATTGCGTCTTGTAACTTCATCAGCAATTTCTTGTGCTTTCATTTTATCTTCACGAGAAAGCATTCGCATTTCTCTAAGTTCATCATCAATTCTGTCTATGATTTTTTTATTTCTTGCACTAGATTGCTTAAGTTTTGAAATTTCTTTCTCACTTGCTGTTTTTATTTCAGTAGTATTCTTTGCATTAAATGCTTTTAATTTTGATTTTTCAGCTAGAAGAGCAGCAGCTCTTTCAACAGCAGGAGCGACATCATCTAAAAGATCTTTTGGTATTTCTGTTCTTACTCTTACTGGTGCTTTACCAGTACGAGTAGGTCCTTTAGCTGTAGTTGTAATAGGTGCATTATCTACTGCTTCATCAACAAAAGCTTTTAACTCACCAGGCTTAGCATCGTCAGCTAAACTTTCTTCATACCTAAGTAATACATCTTTAGACTTAGGATTAGAAGGCATTTCTTTTTCAACTTTACGAAGTATTGCCTTGCCCTCTGCCGTGTTAACAACTTTATTTCTAAATTCTTTTTTAAGTTCTCCAAAACTATTTCTAATAACTTTCAAATCTGCAGCAGAAATTCTTCTATCTTCAGGAACACGTTTGCTATTTAACTTTACATCTTTTAACATTCTTCTTGCTGCAAGATAAAGATCAGTTATTTCTTTAGCATCTAGTTCAGTTTTAGTTTTATTAAATCTACGAAGTTCAGCAACAGCTGCTTTAATTTCATCATCTGTATAGTTACCACTACGAACATTACGTAACACAAATTCAACAGGGCTAGATGTTTCGTCAGCTACTCTACCTACTGGTGGTACTTGTCTAAATGATTCTTCTTTATCACTACCGCCACGTACATAATCTTCTAATCTTTTCTTATGATTTTTAGCTGATTCACCTGGCTTGCGCTTAAGGAATTTTGTTTCTTCTGGAGTCAATTGGGAAATACGATAATCAATTTCATCTTGACTAAATTTAGTTTTATCGTAATATTGAGAACCTTGGATTTCTTTTAATTTAGATTCAGCTAAAAGTTCTTCTTCAGTTACAGGCTTTCTTACAGGCTCTACAGGATTGGTTGATCTTTTGCCACCACGCATTGCAATAGCATCTTCAGCAGCTTGTGCAGCATCTATGTCGCGATCATAGTAATTATAATCTTCATCTGAAGTACGAGTGTACTTCTTTTCAACCATTCCCTTTTCAGCCTTAGCTGCTGGAGTAGGAATACCTTCTTCATAATCTTTAACTCTTTTAGCATAAGCAGCATCTGATTCTTTTGGTCCACGCTTAAGTATGCTTTGACCAACTTCATAAGCAGGAGTAGGTTCTCCCATGCCAGCACGACCTACACGCTCAACTGGTTGATCAAAATCTCCACCAAAACGTTGTACTGGTTTTTCAGGTATGTAACCTTGACGCTTCATAGTAAGAGCATCATCTAGAGTTTTAGATGCAGCTCGCCTAGCAGCAACAGACATTGTATTTTTTGTTGCATCATCAGCAAGTGTTTTACTTGTTGTTTTAATTACAGCATTTAAAGCTTTACCACTTAACTGCATAATTTTGGCAGGAGCAATAAAAAAACTAGCAGCAGTAACACCTACAAGTGCAGCATCTCCCCAAGTTCCTTCGCCTTTGGCAATCTTTGCAATTGTATCTGTTGCAAAAAGAAAGTCGCCAACTTCAGCTAAGTAACTCCTGTCCTGAGGTCTTGCTGCCATGGTATCAATAGCCATTTATTTTTTCTTTCGAGTAACTGCCATATTGTCAATTAAATTTGGATAAGGTCTTCCAGCTTTTTTAGCACGATCTTTAGCTGCAGCCTTTTGAGCTGATGTTAATGGTTTAGATTTTTTCTTAGGGTTAGGTTTATCCCAAACTTTTTTTACCATTTAACTTTGTCCGCCCAGTATGCTGCGGACATTTTACCTTTTGAAATATTAGATGCGTGACGTGCTTTGAATGACCGCCTACGTGCAGCATAGGATGCTGACTCTCCTGATTTCTTAGGAGAGCCAGACACACCCTGCTGACCAAAGCGAATAGTCTTAACCTGATTGCCAACTTTAGCCACAACAACGTGTGACTTCTTTGGATGATTAGGAGTACGCTTTGGTTTGTTGTAGCCAGAAACACCAGCACGTGTTAAACGTGGATCTTTCTTAGCTACCATAATTACTTACCTCGTCGTGCTTGATTGTAACGACTACCAGCAGAAGACATAATTTTTGTTCCTTGTGCTTTCATCTTGTTAGTTACACCTTGCTTTGCAGCAGCACGCTTAGCGGTTGTCTTCTTTACATACTTAGATACTTCTGCTCTAGGGTTTGCCTTAGCACCAGCATGTCTTGGACCAGATGTTTTTTTGTGCTTACCTGCAGCAGCCTTGGCTCTTGCAACATCTTTCTTTTCAAACTTTGTCATGCCCTTAGCAGCACCAACTGCAACAGCTACGGCACCTGCGCCAGCAGCAACAGCCTTACCAGTGCTTACAGGCTTTGAAGTAGAAGAAGATGGTTTGCGAGTATTGCCTGGACCTTTACCCATTGGTGGCTTTGAGCGAGTGTTACCTGGACCCTTGCCTGGTGGCAAAGAAGATCGCTTTGGATCAGCAACTACACTACCTACACGATCCTTACCATAAAAACGATTAAGTGCTTCACGCATTGTTGGATCGTTTTTGTATTTAGCAATTGCTTTTGTTGGAGTTCCTTCTTTGCGAAGTTTATCTAACTGTGCTTCAGTTACTTTTTTAGTTAGATCAAAGTTCTTTTTCTTAAAGGCATCCATTTCTGATTTTGTCATTTTAGCCATGATTACTTCTTCTTTGCTTTAGCTTTTTTCATTTGAGCTTCAAGAGTCTTAAGTTTCTTTTGACGATCTTGTCCTGGCTTTGCTGGTATCTTTTGTCCTCTATCACCTGGCTTAATATCTTTTGTATCTCTGCCTGGCTTAATAGGTAAAGGCATCTTCTTGCCATTACCTGCACCTGGCTTAACAGGAAGTGGCTTCATTACCTTTTCGCCTGGCTTTGGTCGTGGCTTTGGCTTACCAATGTAAATTGGCTTGCCTGGATTTCTTGGATTGTTTGCCATGTTACTTACCCTTCTTGGTTGACTTAGGCATAGCAGGAACTACTGGTACCTTTGGCATGTTGTAATTTACTTTGTCAATACCTTTAACCGAGCCAGGCATTGTAGGCATTTCATGTTGATAGTTGATGTGGTTACATCCACACTTAGCACACATTACTTCTTACCTCGTCTGTTGTAACCTGAAGTAGCAGAAGAATTAATCTTTGCTCCTTGAGCTTTTATTTTGTTTTTAGCATTAGCTTTAGCAGCATTAACACGAGCTGCTTCTTTAGCTTTAGCTGCAGCTATTTTAGCGTTTTTAATTGCCTTAGCTTTAGCTTCAATTGATTTAGCACTTTGAGTTTGTTCTTTTGCCCAAGGATTAGGTCCAAGACCTTTTCCACGAAATCCACCTTTTGGTCTAGGATATTTTGTTATATCTTTAGCACTTAAAGTTTTACCACTTCTACGAGCTTCATTAACTAATTGTTTAGCTTTAAGTATATCTTTACTTTCATTACTAGCCATATTGTTTTCCTTTATAGAGCAGAACCATATGCGTGTCCTGTCTTGTTGCTTACATCTACTGCCTTTTGAATCTGTGCAGTGGAAGTTCCATCTGGTTGTATACCCTGAGCACGAGCATCACGGTAAGCTTTTAGTTCGCTGTCCCATTTCTTGTTAGTCCAGCCATTGTTAACTAGTTCACCATTGGCATCACCAGTTGACATCTGTATGTTTGAAGCTCTTAGACAGTCTCCCCAAGAGTCATGGTCTTGAGTAGGACATCCAGTTCTACAAGCCATTCTTATAGTCCTTTACAGTTTGAGTCATAATAAACTCATAGTTTTTAACTAAACGTTCTTCATCAGGATTTAGTTCAACTGCTTTACGTGCGTATCTTTTAGCAGAACCTTTTTTACCTAAGTTCCAACATGCAATAGATAGCAAGTCATACATTCTCCAAGGCATTGACTGATCAGCTACATGGTGTTTGTATGAATGAGATGAAAGTTCAGTTACTTTAATTGCTGCTTGGTAACAGTGATTCCACATCTTACGTTCGTAATAGTAAAATGCTAGTGGCATCCAAGCTTCTAAATCATTAGGTGCTTCTTCAACATTACGTTGATACCAATAAAGACCTTCACGCTCATTACCTAATTTGCAATAAGCTTCACCCATAGCTCGCCATGATTGAGCAAGCTCTACATTCCAACCACCAGTTTGAAGTTCTAGCTTCTTACCATGATCAATAATTTTTTGCCACATACCCTTAAAGTAATACTCACGTATTAAGTAAACCAACATTCTGTGGTTGTCAGGATCTTCTGCGTGACCTAGTTCTAATAGTGATAGATAACTACTACGAGGTTTATCATTATCAGGTTTATGAGTTACTAGTGACTCTACTATAATAAGTTTATCTAAACTTTTATCAGTAGCCTCTATAACTTCATGGCAAGGATAACGCCATCTATAGCCATGCCTAGCATGTATACGATTATTGTTTGCCCAGATATTACCTGTGTCCCACATTACCCAAGCTCTACCAGTATCTGGTTGCCAAGCTTCTTTTATCTTGTCAAAGAAATCTGGATCAGGAATCTCATCCATATCAATGGATACACATACATCAACATCAGATGGTACTAAATCTAGTGCCATATTTCGTGCTACATCAAATCTAAAGTCGCTTAGCGTGGCTCTGTGGGCTTCTACGGGGTACTCTAGGAGTAGGTCATAGGTGTTATCTTCTGACCCAGTATCTAGGACAATTTGGACATCAGCACCTTTAGTAACTTCTACCCATTGTCCAACATGTTTAGCTTCATTCTTAGCTATAGCATAGGCTGCAATTTTAACCATGCTCTAACCATACCACACTAAGGTCGTAGAGAAGATTTATTTATAGCTACACCTTTGCAGCAATCTGCATATGATTCACAGTCCTGTGTTGGACAACCTGTACGACAAGCCATAATAATTCCTAATGTTTAATAATGTAGTTGAGTGCTAGATATGGAGGCACTATATCAATTGCAGTTGGTGATGCAGTTCCGTAATTACCAGAAGTTCCAGTAAATGCAGGAACATCTATTGAGTGTGTATGAGCAGACTCATTATCAATACTACCAGTTAATGCAGTAGCACTTGCTCCACCACTAGTACTAGCTGCAAAACTAACAGTAGTGTCATGTGTGTGCCACGCACTTACTGTACCAGAAGTGAATGCTGCGATGTTAACAGTGTGACTATGAGAGTCGGATGTTGTATTAAGGGTTGGACTGCTTGTATCGGTGTAACGAACATTGTTAGTTGTACCTGATAGGAACGATGATGCGTCACCTGCGGTATTTGTCGAGTGACTGTGTGAGTCCGCAGTCGTAGCGGTACTAGGTGGATCAATAGAGTGGGTGTGATTAGCGGATGGATTGCCAGAAGTAAATGTACCAGAAAGTGCAGGAGTTGAATGTGTATGGGCTGGTGCAGCTAATGTATCTGTGTGGCTGTGAGCACTACCAGCAGCAGAAGTAAATGCAGCATGATCATGGTCAATTGAATGTGAATGTTCAGGAATATTACTTACGGTTAAAGTATAAGTAGATGCTCCACCAGTAGAGCCAAGTGCTTTTGTTCCACTTACTCCAATAGAAAACTTATCTCTTAAATCTGGAAGATTAAAAGTAGTTGATCCATCGCCAACTCCATATGTTGTACTTGTTACGGTAAACAAATCAGAATATGTAGTTCTACTAACAGCACTACCATCACAAAGTAACCAGCCAGTAGGAGCAGTAGAACCTGCATATGGTGAAACAATACCTACAACTACACCTTCACCAGTTGCACCAGTAGATCCTGTTGCTCCTGTAGCACCTGTGCTACCTGTAGGTCCTGTAGGACCAGTACTACCAGTGGGACCTGTAGGTCCAGGTACAGTTGAATCAGCTCCAGTACTACCTGTAGGTCCAGTCGGACCTATTGGTCCCGTAGGTCCTGTGGGACCAACAACAGTAGAGTCAGCACCTGTAGCACCAGTAGGACCTATCGGTCCAGTCGGACCAGTAGAACCTGTAGGTCCAACTACTGTGCTGTCTGCTCCAGTTGCTCCTGTCGGACCAGTGATCCCTTGAATACCCTGGTCACCTTGCGGTCCCGTAGGACCTGTCGAACCCGTTGATCCTGTTGGTCCCGTACTACCTGTAGCCCCAGTGCTTCCAGTTGGTCCAGTAGGACCCGTGGGTCCTGTCGGACCAGTAACACCCATTGGACCAGTGGGTCCAGTAGGTCCTGTGCCACCTTGAGGTCCTTGTTGGTTGGAAACAATTACAACAGTTTCGGTTATACCACTTTGACCAATAAGACTAATAGCTTGATCAACAGTAACTATTGTATTTTCTTCAATTAATTCTTGACTAATTAAAAGCTCATAGTTGATTTCTTGAATTGTTACAGTAGTAGATTGAACTTCTTCATTTATAATTACTGTTACATCTGGCATTAGAGAGTTACCTCAGCAGTCACAATAAAGCGACCTTCGAGTAAGCGTGTCACCTCATTGCTAGGAGAGGTAAACTCAATGTCATAAACCCATCTTCCAGCAGGAACGTTTGACATAGTAGATGCTGAAACAGTAATTGAAACTTGACCAGGACTAGTTAGCGTAATACCGCTACCACCAGTTGATAGATTAAGTAAAGCTGCTGCAGAACTAGTTGACTTTCTAACCTGCATAGCAGCAGTATAACCAGTAAGAACCCAAGCAGTACCATCTGTTTGAACGGTAAAGTCAAGATTAAAAGTAGCACCTTGCTCAGCTACAATGTTGTACTTACCGCTCATAGTTCATCCTTAAGATGTAATGTAATGTGCTCGTCTAAACGCTTTTCAATTCGATCTACTGTGCGAGCAATGTCTGGAAGAGACCTACCACCATTAGCTGTTGGCTGGATAGGATATGTTTGTTCTTTAATATAATTTTTAATTGGAGTTACTATAAATAACTTACCCAGTACGGTCAGGATACCGATACTTAACGATATAACTGTCAATGATTCTATTAGTGTCATAAGACAAACACCTCATAGCCAACCGCTTCAAGTGCATCTTTCTCATCTTCGGTAACAACATACTCATGTCCTCCTAGATAAATTAAATCAGCTAAAGCTAAATCATCCTGTGATGGAAAACGATCCTCATAGAAATCACCGTCAACACGGTACACAGTGACACCTTGCTTACGTGTATAGCGAGCAAATAACCAGTTTCCACCCATTGGTCCTTCGTCAACCACTGGTGGTACAAATAGGTAAGACATTTAATCCCTTTCAGTACCTAACAACACCCCCACCCGAAGGTGGGGATGAAGCTAGAGACTGACACTAGGCGATGCTAGAACCAGACTCGATGCGGTATAGAGCTTCGTTACGGTAGATAGCGTGACCAAGAACGCCGTACCATCCGATTGGACGGTGACGCATCAAGCGGTCAACAACTGGACCAATAACTACGTGTGGCTCTTCTGCTACAGCTTCAGCAAGTGCTTGCTGTCCTGCAATAAAGGTACGGTATACCTTATCTGAGCTTGCACCATCTGTAGCAGTGTACAGACGTGGAGACTCAATAAAGTATGCACCTTCAAACTGACCAATTTCGCCAGCCCAGATTGCATCGTTGCTCTGGTACTCATGTGGGTTACGCCATGAAGCAGCACCAGTTTCAGCACGAAGGTCGTGGGATACTTCTGGGTGAATACCACACCAGTATAGTGAACCCTTACGTCCGTTAGCCTTGTTGCTACGCAACTTAGCTACAGCCTTACGAACATCAGCAGCGGTGATTGTGTCACCTGCGTCTACTCCCGAAGTTGTAGTTGCAGTGGTTGTACCACCAGTTGCGTATAGTACGTTAGTACCTGCAAGTAGAGCATTCTGTGCTAGATCATCAATGCTATCAGCCATGTTGAATGCAATGATGTTAGCAACTGCTGGATCTACGTCTGCAAGAGACATAAGACCAAGCTTCTTGGTTACTAGAGTAGCGTTACCGTATTCCTTTAGGGTAATGGTAACGATATCTGGAGTACCAAGTGCTACTGCAGATGGATCGACTTCTTCAGATAGTTCTGAAGTAGCCTTAGCTAGGTCATTGTAGATCTGTAGAGCTACAGAAGAACCTGGCATGCTCTGACGAGCTGGTTTCTTGTCTGCTACTGAACGTAGCAATGGGGTTGCGCGTAGTTCAAATTCAATAAGACGATCGTACGCCTTCTGAACAAGACCAGCACCATTTGATGGAGTGAAAGCACCAACGTTGTTAGCGGAAGCGTATGCGCCACCACCGAGACCACCATTAGTTGCTGCACTACCACCCGATAAGCCTGTAAACGGCATGATATTTCCTTAGGGTTGGTTTGATTAATTACGAATCTGCGCCGTAGATCATTTCCATTAGTTCTTCGGCACTCTGAGCGTTGTTAAGACGTGAGAACATGTCATTAACATCGTCAGGAGAAAGAGCAGAGTTCGTTACAGCATCAATTTGTCGCAACGCAGATAGATTTTCTTGGTCTACCATTGGTTGCTGTGCTTGGGGCTGAACACCAAAGACTTCTCCATATTCATCCAACCATTTACTAATTGATTCTGGATCATTAGCAACATCTGATGGAATAAATGTAGCAATCTTAGGATTAACTCCTCTTTCATTTAGAACGGAACTGACGACAGACTGACGTTGAAAGCTACGTAAACTTTCTAGTTCAGTTTCTAGTTCCTTGATACGCTTAGACTTAGCGCGATCAGCTTTACGTAGATTTTGTAATCCACTAGTCTGATCTTCTTCTTCAAAGAAGTCATCATCGTCTTCGTACCATTCATTATTGTTACTCATCGTAACTATCTCCCTTATTCATTAGTTGAGCGCAGACCACAAAGTTATATGGGGGTATAACTTGGCTTCCACTACCAGTCTGTTACGTCGTTGGGGCTGGTCGATCCAACGAGAGTTTATACTTGTGCTTTCTTGCGACCTAGTGAACCTTGGCGAATGCCAGATTGTCCACCAAATTCTGCACGTGCTTGTGATGCTAGACGCTTAGTTCGCTTAGAAGTTATTCCAAGAAGATTTTCTTGTTCAAGTTCTTCTCGTAAGCCTTCAGTAGTTGCTTCGCCATAAAGACTAGAAGCTCGCTCTAATCCGCTTTGCATTTGCCCAACCTTGGATAAACCAAGACGAGCATTCTCACGTGATAAACCTTCAGCAGCTAATCTTTCAGCACCAAGAACAGACTTAACACCAGTTTCAGTTTCTGCTGCTCTAACGTCTGCAATATCAAGCTTGCTCTTTAGGTACTTGGCACCTTCTTGACCAAGCAATAGGCTGTTAGCAATTTCATTATCTGTAATACCTGGATAAAGTTTACGTAGTTCACTAACAAGTGCTTTATCATTTGATGTAACTGCATTTTGAACCCTGGTATATGCACCAGCAAAACGTTCACTAACTTCATCAATAGATACATCATTAGCAATTAATTGAGCAAAGTTGTTTCGGTTAGCTAAACCACCAGCTTGATAAGACTTCATTACCTTTTCGTATTCAATCTCATTTCGCAAGTATTCGCCTTCACTAATAACAGTTTTGCCAGCAGCTAAACGATCAAAGTTACCCTTAAACCTGTCTTTATAAACTTGAGTTCCACGAAGTGCTTCAGTGATAGTGGCACTACCAGCATCAGGACCAGCATCCTGTGCAAGTTCAACAATAACATCGGCAAGTTCGTCTAATCCATTTTCAATAAAAAGATCCCGAAGTATTTGCCATCCAGATGCTTCTTCTGCCATTATCTCATTCCAAATCTAGTTAAAATATCTTGTCCAAGGCTTAATACTTTTTCTTTATTTTTAGAAACTTTAGCCCAATCATCACTTTTACGAACTGTTTTTAATAATGCTTGATTAGTAATCGGTCTACCTTTATCATCCATAGCAAGCATTGCATCATTAACAAACTTATTATCAAGTTTAATGTTGCCAACATCTTCACCAAGTTCTCTAGCAACAAGATCACGGAAACCAAGAGCAAGATCTTCAACACTATTTAAGCCATCTAATTTATCTGACCATGCAGAATATTGCTGCTTAGCAATATTTGTAACATAGTCTTTAGCTTTATCTACTGTAAAGTCTCCAGCAGCTACACCTTTAACTTGCTTAAGTACCCAACTATCAGAAACTGGTACATTATTTTGCTTAGCCCAGTTGCGAATATCATCTTCTGTTTTACCAGCAACACCGTATAGTGAACCAATTTTTTCTTCATCAGTTTGACCAGAATATGTAATGTAAGCAGAAAGAAAGTTATTTAATTGAGCTTCATTAAAACCATTTTGAAGATTAGCTTTAGCAGTTTCTTCTAATTGCTTATCAGTTAATGTTGCACCCATCAATGCAGCTGCATCTCGAACGCTTTCTTTATTTGCTTCTATTTGTGCAGCAAATTCAGTAGCCTGTGAAGGATCCTTAGATAAAGTGTAATACTTTCGTTGAGCTTCACTTCTAGATTTGTACCATGTAAGTGTTTTAAGTTCAACAATAAACTTTTCTTTACTCCACTCTTCGCCACCTTTTTGTGCAGCCCATGCTTTATTAAATAATTCTTGAAGGCTACCAGGACCTTTATCAGAATTAATAATTGCAAGTGGAATATCCCATGCAGTTGCTTGAGTAGCAGCTTCAATCCAACCTTGGTTATCATCCCAAGCTACATTGGTATTAGTTTTACCATTTTTTAATTTTGGTTTAGCTGGTTTTATATAATAGTTACCCTTTTTTTTCCATGCTTTACCAGGCTTAGGTCGCGGTGATTTAATTTTTGTTTTTTTACCGTCTGTTGTACTAGTCGTATATTCAAAAATACTAATTTTGTCTGCCATGTTAACCTAATTCAATCGGATTATCTAAAGCTTCCATAAAATAGCTAAGATATTTTGTCGCTTTGTTGTACTCTTCGGCTTCAGGGTTATCTAAAGCTTCATCACGCATCATTGACTGGATGATATCTGAACTTACTCCACCACTTTGAGTAACTTTTGTAGTATCACCCGATTTAATACTTACAGTTTTTTGTGGATTTTTCTTTTCATAAGCTTGAAGTTTAGAAACAAACTCATTTAATTCTTCTTCAGTTGCACCACGACCAACAGTTTGTTGAAATAATTGATCAATTGCTACGTCAAAATCTTCTGGATTAAACTTTTGATGAGTAACAGTAGTTTGTCTATTACTACTGCCACCACCAAATGATGAACTTTCGTATAGACCGCTCTTGGGAGCTTCCATTAAAAATTGTTCAAAGCTATAAATTTTAGGATTAGTTACATCGCCTTGTTGTGCAGCAATTTTTGCATTAAAAGCAGTTGCTTCATCTAGCGCGTATGATAATGCTCCATAAAAATTACCGTCTAAAGCATCGCCAGCAAGTATAGATTGCTTTCCAGCTTTTGAATTACCATACATTTGTTTTTCATCTAAAAGTTTTTTAAGTTCAAGAACTGCTCCAGGTTTACCAACTGCATCAGTAATAATTTTAGCAATAGCTTCGTCTCTTGTCATTGGAGATCCAGCTACAATACCTTCAGTTGTTAATTTAGTTGCAAGATACTTGCCAGTGTTATCACCAATTAAAGAAATTGCTTGAGGAAGTTGTTGTTGTTGATTTACTTTCCACTCAAAACCATTAACAGTTTGACTTGGCAAAATAAAACCAGCACCAAATGGATTTTTCATATTATCCATGTATGGTTTAATTACAACTTCAATTGGCTTTCCAGGAGTTCTTGGTACACCTGCACCCCAAGTAGGAAAACCCACTGGTCGTTCTATTGGTTTAGCACCACCTGGTCCACCAAAGGACCCTGTACCTCCACCAGCCATTAGTTTCCTACTTTCTTAATAATATTTCTTTCAATACCTGGTTGTGCATCACGAGACTTAGCACTCATCATTTTTAATAATCCACTTTTAAAGTATTGTTCAACAGTTTTAGTAGGATCAGAATCAATAATCATTTGAATTTCTTCAATAGCTTTTTGTTTTTCTGCTCGCTTAAAATCAGCTGCGCCAGATGGATCCATAGCATCAATTTGGTTTGCACGAGTTATAAAGTTAGTGTAAATCGCGTATGCCTGATTAATCTTATCTTTTACTTCTGGCTTAACTGCAGCATTTGGAGAGTTAACATAGTTGTATGCAGAATCAACAAACTCTGCAGCATCTGTATTATCTACACCTTGCCTAATGTACTGATCTAATCCAGGTACTTCAAGCATAAACTGATCACGTTTTCTTTGATAGAACATTAAAGCACTTCTACGTGTGTCAGCATTCGTAAATGGAATATTACGAAGATCTTCTGCTTCTTGATCTTCAATATCGTAGTAAGCATTAGCATAAGCCTGAAGCGTTACCTTATCAAAGTAGTCACCAATATACTTTGAAAAAGTTTTATCTTCTGGAATTCTATTTACAATGCCAGCTGATTCTGCCCACTTGTAAACTCCAGGAGAAAATTCTCCAGAGTTGGGAGCAAAAACTAAAGCACCAACACCATACTTAGCAATATCTTCACGATTGCTAATAGCCCAATCTTGCATTTCATTAGAGTAATCAATAATAGGCTTAACACCTTCTTGATTAGTAGAAACTACATATGCAAGTTTTCCTGGATTTTTACCCATCCAAGTTGCTAAAGCAAGTTCATAATGATTTTCTGCATCTGGATACTTTAATGAAATCTCATCAAGTACTTCATAAAAACTAGCTTTCATGCTAACTACGCCATTATCTTTTAAGTAAGTCGGCAAGTCTTTTGTATCTTTAGTTTGTACAGATACTGGAAGAACCATTCCAAGAAGTATGCGAGTAACAATAATATTATGTGCAGAAATCTTTAAGGTATGAAGATACTCACGCTTAGCTTTATCGAGTTCAGCAGTGTTACCAGCGTAATCAGCTGGATCAATACCTAAGCCATTTGCCTGATTGTAAGCAATCGCTTGAACGTAAGCAGAAACTTCTTGCTGATCTCTTTCATCTGGATTAAGCATCTTCCAAACATTGTTAACAAACTTTGGAACAACAGCATTTCTAAAGTTTACGTTGTCACCCATAGTGCCAAGAGTCCACTGATCTAAATCTTCAACTTGATTTGCAATAGGATCAACTCCACCAAGCAAAGACTTAATTGCTAATATGGATAAAGAACCAGCAGGACCAGACAAATATGGAACACCAGCATCAGTTTGAAAAGATGGGTTCATTGCGGTTATGTTAAAAGTAATGTCATTAAACAATGGTTGACCAACGCCAACTTTGCCATTACTTAACATCTGCAACGTACCATTTACTGCACCATAGATAACATCATCCATAGGCAGAACGGCATATTTTTGACCGTCTTTATCTTCGTGAACATCACCAAAAGCATTAAGTCCAGTAGTCATTAGACGCATACGATAAATCGTACTTAGTTTATTATCTTTAACAAGACGATACATACGACGATGAAAGTCTTCAACTGCACGATAGAAACGACCAACGGTTCTTACATTATATGCAAATACAGTTCGTACATCTGGATTATCAGCAAACTTAAGAACTTGATTAGTTGCTCTTGTTAATGCACGATTAGTAAAAAATTCTTCAGATTGTTGAGTTGCTATTTTTGCAGCCTTACCTTGCTCCATGCCTTGAGACACTAATCTAGCTTGAACATCTCTTTTCATTGCAGCTTCAGTACCAGCATCTTGCTTGCGGTAAATCATGTAGTGAGCTTGAACAGAAGAGTTGCGGTAAATATCATCAGTTGCTCGACTCATCATTTCATATAGTCGATCACCGTACTTACGATAGTTTGATACTAAACCATATTCAAAATCTAAATCAGAAACAATTTCTTCTTTAGGTCGATGATTTTTAACTAAACTTGAATAACTTGGAATTTTAATGTTTCCACTTGGATGTAAGAAATCATTTTTTTTATCCATCATTCTTAAAATTTGTCGATGATCTTTTACATAACCATTAATAAAAGGTTGGAAAACTTTTACTAATGCGTCATTGTAATTATCTATATCACCGTGGAATCGAACATAAAGATCTGCAAATAAATCTTTAGCAAACCTTGCTACCTTTTCAACATCTGGTAAGCCATCAAACTTTTGCATGTGAGTTGTGGAGTCAATAAATCTTTTTACGTCTCCAACTTTTTTATTATTAACTTGCCAAATGCTTCCATTAAAAACAAAACCAGTTGCTTTTAAGAATTGATTAACTGCATTGTTAACATCTTGCGCTGTACGCAAACCATTGTTAGCAATAAATATTGCTGCTGGATCTGCGCCAAACTTAAATGCATCTTGAGAAAAACCAGTAATAAAATTATAAAACATTAATGTGTCAAGTTCAACATCATCTGTTATTTCTCTAATTTTACGAAGAGTGTAATTTCCAGTAGAAGTCATTCCTTCTTCTGTTAAAGATTTATCTAGGTTACTTTTAGAAATAATTCTAGTATCGCCGCGGATTGCTTGTTGGTTTAACGTTGCATCAACAATCTTTAATGCACTAGTATCAGCCATTGCATTAGGATTAAAACGCATTAAGTTCTTTAGATAACCCTGTTCTTGAGCATCTAGCTTATCTCCATACTTAGTTGCAATTGCTAGATCAGCTATTTTATTTCTAGCCCAATCTTCTGCTTCAGCATCATTTGCAAACTTTAATGCGTTTGCATTTTTTGTATCATAAATTTCATCACGTTGCTTTTGGGAAATAGCTCGTAATGCACCAATATCTTTGCCAATTAAAGTTCCAACAGTTGATTGTAAAACATTTTTTACTACACCAGTTCCAGCTTTGCTGCCAGTATAAGCAGTTAAAACATTTCCATATCCTTGTGCTCTAAAAAATTCTTTTAAGATTGGAAGTCTTGCTGTTAAAGCAAAAAAGAAACCTTCATCAATTGCTGTTCTAACACCAAGTTGTGGGAACAAAGTTCCTAGACTCCAAAAATCAATAAAGTCTCCAACTGCTTTGCTATTGTAAGTTCCACCAATTAATTTTGCAGCAGTATTAACATCCAGCTTTCCGCCTTCTCTTGCTTGCCTTAATTGACCAGCTGCAACAAATTGAGAAATTTTGCGGTAATCAAGACCACCAATCTGATCTTTCATTTGAGCAGGACCGAGGGGACCTAAGACATCCGTAGATACAGTAGACTCACCAAAATGTGTTGGATGTGGTAACGCACCACGAGCAGTGTATGAAGGACCTCCACCATAATGAAAATCAAGTTGTCTCTTCATGTAATCTTTGCCACCTGGCAAACCAAGTATGCCAGTGCTACGAATAATTAATTCATCAAGATTTCTTTTTAAAGTAATTCTTTGTTCTTGAGTAGCTGTTCTAAAATGTTCTGTGTATAAATGAGCAAGCGTCTTATCCTTAAAAGCTAAGTTAGCTTGTTGCCTAACAGTTTCAAGGCTTTCTACAACTTTATCATCAGTAACAAATACACCTTTGTATCCTGGATGCAAAGAGAATTGATATTCTATTTGTTTCTTTAATTTAGCAAGACCTTTACCAGCAGTTTCTTGAATTGTTTTTTCAACATCGCTAAGATTTGCATTTTTTTCTGTTAGATTTGAAAGTAACTTTTGAGTTTCAACTTCATCTAATTCGTCCCAACGAGGCTTGCCAAGAAAAGTATTCTTAATTTTTTCTTTTACTCGTAAACTAAGTTCTCTACCTGGACGTGCAACAGAAGCAGTTTCTCTAGAATGAGCAACACCAGAAACCCTACCCTGAACTAACATTGAAAAATGTTGAGAGTCTGGATTTAAAAATTGATTCTTAAATGAGTCATAATCGGTAACACCTTTTTGCGCCCAGAAATCAATTTCTTTATCAGTTCCATGCTGCTTGTATTTGTTTGAAATTTCTTGCTTAAGCCTACCAGCAGTAACAGCATCTTTTGCTTCCATTGCTTTGGCGTACTCACCAATTTTTTCACCGTAACCAGCAAAGTATTTTGCAGCAGCTGGATTAGCAAAGTATTCAACAGCATTTCTACTTGTAAGAAGTGCTTTAGTTAATCTATTTGCTTTACCTATGTTGCTTGCACCTGCAGTTAGGTATGTTAATGGATCGGCAAAAATTTGAAATGCAAAGTCAATAGCACCAGAACCAACTCTAAATAAAGTTTGATTTTCTTCTGCTTCAATACCTAGTGACTTGTTTACCCAACGTGCAACGTTGCGACCAGGAGACAAACGTGCGCGATCAAATTCATCCATAACACTTGAAATTTTGTCTGGATCATTAAATACTTGATTAACTGCTTCAAGAATAGCTCCATCACTTGGACCCCATGCGTCAATAATTTGACCAGGGGTTTTACCAGCAAGTAAATGCATTGCAGCAAAACTTAATTCTCTACCATGCTTGTTAGTTAATTTTTCTAGTTCGCGATTGTCGTAATTAAAATCTCCATCAAAAGAAGCTTCAAAGTTACCACGAGTCCAAAAACTTTCTCTGTTAATTGTAGACTCTTGAGCCATTCGATATGGAGTATTGTACAACTCGTAGTATTGTTCTGATGCCGCAAATAAAAATCTAAATGGAGACTTAAAAACATCTCCAACACTTAGACCATTATCAATGCCAAGTAATTTTCTTTTTGCTGGATCTTCAACAATTAAATTTTTGTGTGACTTATTTCCATAATCAACTTTGTAGTACTGAAATAACATAGCTTGCCAATCAGGATCTAAATCCTTGTAGGCTTTTGCAGCTTTGTCATTGTCCATAAGCATAAGCTTTTCGTGAGTTGTTTTAATCGCTGACCAACCTTCAATTAGGTTGCGCTCCTCACGAGTAAGATTTACACGTGCTCCAGCAGCATAAAGGGCAGGACTTGCTTCGGCAACACTTGGACTTAAAGATCTTTTAATTGCATCAGTTGGGTTTGAAACAGGTTCGCCAAAAGCATTTCTTTGAGTAAAGTTACTTTGTGAAGCAAAACGATTATCTTGCTCAAATGGTCCAACAGTCACTATACAATGCCTCTGGAATTAAGATCCTGCAAAATCATTTCAACTTCACCTGTTGGATCGTTTTGTGCAAGACGACCTAGTATTTGTGTAGCACTAAAACTACGTGCAGGGAGATTAAGAATTTCTGGTCCAGCACCAGCACCTAAAGGACTTCCAGTAGTAACTGGTTCATTAGGACGTTCTGTTGCTGCAAATAGTCCAGTAACAGGTGGTGCTGATGGTATTGCTTCAGCTCTAGCCATAGGAGCACTAGACATTAATTCTTGAGTAGCTTTACGATCGCCATAAACATTTGGATCACTGTTAACCATATCAGTGCGCTGTGACAATGCACCTGGTCCAGAAACTGGCTTAGCTTGACTGTTGGTACGAACTGGTCGCTTACCGCCTTGTTTTGCCATAACTAATCCTCTTCTTCTTCTTCTTCAGTAAAATCATTTTCTAGTGCATGTTGAATTAATCCAGTTACATGCCATACTGGTGACTTATCATCGAATATTGTGCTTGCCCACCATTGACCGTCACCGTCAAAAAATTCTGCAGTAACAAAATATGTGGTACAAAATGCACCGTCTTGATGAAATGTTCTACCATACTCATCAAGTAGATCTTTTAATTTATTTCTAAATAAAGCTAAACGTTCTTCGTCCGTCATGCTCCGCCACCCAGACGAGCTAGAATACTAGCAACATCTGGTGGTGGACCTGCTGGCTGTTCTGCTGCAGGTGCTGGTGCACCTTGTTGCATTTCTTCAGGAGCTTCAGGTTGTTCTGGCATTCCTGGAGCTTCTTCTACTTCAGCTTCTTCTTTCTTAAAAATTTCCATTACTGCATCTTCAATTGCAGTACCCTTCTTTTTCATATCAATTACCGTAGCAATCTTTTCAATGATCTCTGAAGGGTCAGCTCCATTAGCTGCCATCTGTGGAATTGCTTGAGTTAAGGCTCCTATAGAACCAGCAAGAGCATCACGCATTCGCTCAACATCAATACGATCTTTTTCCAGTCCAACGTTCATGCTCCAGGGAAGTTCACTCATTACAAATTCACGTGACAACAGACCAGCTTGTAACGCTTGCAAGGAGAAGATAAGAGCACGTGATGGATCAAGTCCAGCCATAACTCCGTAACGAACCTGAATGCTGTAGTCATTTTTAATATCTTTAGATGGCTTGTATGTTATTTCGTATGGTGCACCTTGATAAACACCAGCCATTAATTTTTCTTGATCAAATAAAGTCTGATCAATGTGGAAGCAAAGTTCCATAACCTTCTGGAAAGTTTCAGCAAGAATTTGCTGACCAGCCTTTACCTGCGAATCAAAACCACCAAGAAGTGCTTGCACTCCCGAACCAGTGATAATAGACGCATCAATGTTACCTGATCTTCCTTCAGGGTAACGAGCACCCATTCGCATTTCTTGCTCAAGCAGTTGCTGTTCTGTAAATGCACCAGTAGGTAACTCAAGTGCTACACGACGTACGCCAGCAGGATTGTTAGTGCGAATAACGGAATCAGGACCAAAGGCAAATTCAGATACGTCATTGGGTAGAACCAATGGGGCTTGTACAGATTTTTCTGCAGCTTCCATAGCCAACATGCTAAAGCGAGCACGTGCAATCTGTGCCCACAGTACGTCATCAAACTGACCACGTGGGTCATCTAGGTCAAGTCCTGGACGACGAGCTACAACTACAGATAGTTTGCCAATTGGATTTCTGGCTTTGCGAAGAATTAAATTACCACGTTGTGGCAAAAACAAAACAACTTGATCGCTATCTTCGTAGCGCATTAGTTCCATATTCGTATCAAGGTCAGCCATATCACGACCAAGATCACCAAGAATTAAACGTTCGTATTCAGGAAAGTCAACGATTAGTTCACGAATAGTCTTAATGTACTTTTTTGTAAATGATACACAACGACCAAAGCGATCAAACTCTGGGTATGAACCCATTGGATTTTCCACACGAATGTGTGGCATGTTTTTATCAAAGTTAGCATCAACAAAGATTGGCAAGAAACCGTAGGTTAGGTACCAGTCAGCACCTGTGTACATCTGGGTTTGAAGATTAGAAAATTCAATGTAGTTATTAGCAATAATGGTTCGCTTGTCAGCAAACTTTTTTGCCTTATCTGAATTGATATTTGCAGTAGAGCAGTTAAAGGAAGGAAGTGGAGCAAGTACTTCAGCAATGTCACGAGCAGCAAC